ATGTCCGGGCGTGGGGTGGGGTGGGGGTGGATGCCCCCCACTCTTGGGCGGTGATCAGAAGAGAGTTGGGTCGGCCAAGCGAGCGATTGAATATTCATCCCGGCGGACAAGCCATTGCCTCTCGGCCTGGGTGCGGTGAGCATGACAGTTAGCGCATCGGACGACACAGTACTTCGATACATGATCGATGTATCGATTAAGTTTGTTGCGTGTCTTCAGCTTTGAGCGATCATGCACCCATCCAAGGCTTAGCTGCTTGGTAAGTGGATCAACATGATCGAAGTGGAGGGACTCGGGCCAGGTATTAAACCCACAGTCAACACAACCAGCTGCCACCTTGATTTCGTCCAGAATGGCAGCTGCCCTTCGGATATGAACAAGGCTTTCCTTATAGGTAGAGGTCATGCCGAAGACCTCCGTCCTATCGCGGGCGCACCTTGTGTTCTGGGGTCATTGCCGGGCCGTGTTGGCTTCCTGTGCGGTTTTCCAGGCGTGGCAGATGTGGCAGGTTGCTTGGCAGTTGATTGCGAAGTCTGTGCCGCCGAGGCTGACTGGTTTGATGTGGTCTACTTCGGTGGCGTGGGTGGTGCAGCGTGGTCCGCGTATCTGGCATGTGTGGTTGTCGCGGTGTAGGACGTATGCCCTAGTGCGTCTCCATGCGCTGGTTCCTGTGCGTCCTGCGGATGCGGTGCGTGGACTGGAGGACCAGCCGCTTACCTTGTGTTGGGGGCAGCGGGTGTCGCCGTGCACTAGCTCTGTGCAGTCCTTGTGGGAGCAGACCTTAGGTGCGCGGGGCATGTCCGTCTCGGGACAGCTGCAGTCGTGCGCGCTTCTGCTGCTCCTCCACGGTGGTAACGCTGACGGGTCCGTTGAAGTTGATGGTGTTGTCCACACGCTGGCCTGTGCCGGGTTCTCCGTTGGGTATCCAGGCGTAGTCCCATTCACGGTAGGACGCGACGTTGGTTTCACCGTTGAATATGTGCAGCACGTTGGTGGGGCTGGACAGGTAGTGGGTGCCTGATGGGTGTACGTATTCCTTGCCTCGTGAGCAGACTAGGACGGGCATCAGCAGTACTCCAGTTCTACGGTGGGTCCGGCCCATTGGGTGCGTGTGCCTGTGCGGTGGGCTTTGCGTGTGGCGTTGCGTGTGGGGCGCTTGGAGATCAGGGTGTCCTTGTCCTCGTGATCCGTAAGACTCGGCCATGCGTAGGCGATGCGGCGCCCTTGGTCTCTGGCCCATGTGGTGATGGCGTCATCGATGGGCATCTCAGGTAGAGCCTCGAGAAGATCAGGTACCAGGGCGGTGCGTATGCAATACCCTACTGCGTGCAGTAGATGCTCGGATATCAGCCAGGGTGAATCCGTTTGGTCGGCTTGGGTTGTGGCGCGTTGTATGCCGCGCTGCCATAGACGCGGATAGTTGGTACCCAAATACAGGGACACGATGTCACAAGGGGCCGCGGTGAGTGCCGCCTCGAGCTGTGCGCGGAAGTCGTCTACAGGTTGGGCGTCATCCTCGAGAATCACTACCCACTCGGTAGGGCTAGTGGATAGCCACTCAAGTACATGACGGTGGTTGCCGTTACAGCCCTTAGATCCGTTATCTAACGACAGGAACGCTGCACCAGTAGCTTCCATCAACTCATGGGCAGAAGCGGCCCGCTTGTTGTGGGCGACTATGCCGATGCGGTAGGTCAAGCCCACCAAAACCTCTGCATCTCATGGTGCCAATCCACGCCAGATAGGTCCGGTTCAAGGAAGCGGAAGGTCTTTCCATCCTTGGGCCATCCCCGCATCACGGATATCGGCTCGCCCCTCGATACTTTCAGCATCCGATCCACCAAGGCCTGGTCGATAACTCGTCGCTGGAGCCGGTTCATGCGCTCGTCGGGTCTCATGAGTTGAACTCCGAAGCGAGTGCGTCATAGGCGTCCGCTGCGTCGAGTAGATGTCGCGCGAGCTCGCGGGCGCCAGCGCTATCGCCCCAGTAGATCTCCCCGTAGACGCCATCGTCGATCCACGGCTTATGATCCCGCTTCGGTAGACGCTTACCGCAGAAATCTCGAGTCTTGATGCCGACCCAGAAGGGACCAAAGTACTGGGCGTCGCTCATCGGTGCCCTAGCTTGGCGGCGTTCAATGGGCCTTCGAGTGACCCATCTTTACGCTTGGGCGCCAGCTCTCCAACCGTCGTGTGCCATATGTATTGGTCGGGCTTGCCGTCCGACGTGTGGGCTTCTCTAATGTTCTCGATCGGTCCGATGCACCCGCCCCATGAGGTGGTCGAGTTATTCATGGCTTCCGACCACCAGTCCCAGATGGACTGGCGCACTAAATCTTTATTGGCCTTCTCAACGCGAGGTGGAAGGTTCATGGCCTCGATATGGGTGAGAATCTTGCCCAGCAGGTTTCGGACCTGCGCCGCCTGGACTGGAAAGTAGTAATCCTCGTAGCGGCCACCGATACCGCCGGGCACATGGATAACGTCAACAGACATAGTTGTTCCCTCAATTCTTGACTTGACTTAACTGGGCCTACCTTTGGGCGGGTAGGGGCGCCTAGTACGTATGCCTAAAGCGGCAGGCGCTCAACCGAAGACAAGCGCAGCGTGGTTGCGCTCGTGGCGGCGGCGAACCGGAAGGGTTCGATGCGCTGGTTGGTTTTGCGGTTGTAGACCACGTTCGTGAAGTCCACCCGATACGTCAGCTCAGGCAGTGGCCCGATGGCTTCGGTGTTGGCGAGCAGCTTCACTCCCGGCGTGGAATCGAGAGTCTTCAGCACACCGTCTTCCTCGATGCGGCCGATGATCGGCTCCAGACGCACCGTGGTGGGGATATCGGAGATGGTGGCCAGCACTTCCTTCACCGATGGGGTGAAAGTGACAGTGCCGGAAATCATCTTCAGATCCGGCTCGCTACCATCATCGGACCCGTCAGAGACGATGGCCTGATAGGTGTCGGCCACAGTGAAGTACACGAAGGCTGCCATTACCCGTTCTCCCTTCGCATCTCATCAGCGAGGTCTTCTAGACGCTTATGTTCATCGGCCATCGCTTTAGCGCGGTCACCGACAGGATCGAAAGGTGGAGTGCGCCACCCACACGAGCAGGCACCACCTTTGCGGGTCTTGCCGCCAGGGAGCATCTGCTCGAACGTTCCGACGATGTGGGAGTTCACCCACTCCGCCAAGGTGTATTGGGTGCCGTCAGGGCCGGTGATGAGGTGTTCGGCCATCACACACCCCCTGCGGTGAGTTCGCGGATACGTTCAGGTGTTGTCGCCTGCCGGTACAGCTGGTAGCGGGCTTTGTTGCGTTCAGTGGCGGCACGATCGGCAGCGCTCAAATGATCGCCACTGGCGCCAGGCAGGTGGTACAGGTGATATCCGGGGCCGTCAATGAAGCGGGTTGGGCCGCAGCACACCTCAAACGCTCGGCACATCGCGTCGTCGTCATACCAAGCACCCTCAAACGACTCGTCGTACTGACCGATCAGTGAAAGCGATTCCCGGGAGACGACATTGACGGCACCGATCGACTGACGGTCGCCCCGGACCTGATGCGATACGGCTTGTTCAGGTTCTAAATCAAGGTCCCGCACGCGAACCGAGTCTTCGGGGGTAATGGCCATGAAGCGTGAGAACGGAACGACTAAACCTGGCGCCGACGAAGCCAGCGCGACCGCTTCCCGAATCTGGAGGGGGTCGACCAGCAGATCTGATTCGCAGTAGATAAGCACGTCGGCGTCAACCATGTCGGCACCACGGTTATATGCGGCGGATCGGTTGAACGACTCATAGCCTGATCGGCCGTCATCAACAACATGGATGCGATACAGCCCCTCTATGCCCATTAGGACGCGCCGCAGATTCGCGGGCCTTAGAGGGTCCTTACCGCGGTCCCGGAACGGGATGATCACGGCGATGTTCACAGGTACTCCCCCGCAACCTTCGCGTACCCAGCGCGCAGCTTGTCCCATGTTTCGTCGGGGAGCTGCTGCGGTCCAAACGATAGGTGGGAGACCACAAACCCTCTATGGATGACTCGGGGCTGCATATTGGCTGCACCTTCGTCACCGGCCTTGAAACCGGGCGGCCAATCCCTGCCTGCGATATGGGCAGGCGAAGGGGTGTCCAGTAGGTCTGCGATGCGTTTCAGGGTGGAGTGGTCGAGTCCGATGCAGTTGATCGACAACCAATCCGTCGTCGGGATGACTTGGTTGGGCTGGCCGGTCATATCCCGCCAGTGGGTGAGGAAGTGTAGGTGTGACATGTGGGCGTAGTCGCCGGACATGTGCACATCCAACAAGGGGATGTTCAGGTTCTCGAAGCCGCGCCAGATCAGCGGCTCCAACCATGTTGAGGCACCGTTGTTCACGGTCAGCGCGGAGACAACACTGCCGCGGTTGTTGTCTATCGCCTCAAGGTATTCACCGAAGCGTGCGGTCTCGAAGAACACGTCATCGTCATCGACCTTGACGAACAAACAGTCCTGATACTCGGGTTGGGCGTAGTGCCACCACACCTTGTTGAAACCGGTCCAATGGCATCCGCCATGGAAGTCGTTACGGACGGTGATCCGCTCCCCTATGATGGTTTGCAGATACTCCGCGTCCTTGGGGTCGCGGGCGAGGTTCCAGATGTCGTATTCGACGTTCGGATGCTCAGCCAGGATGCGTTTGATGTACGGGACTTGAAGTTGCATGTTGGCTTTGCGGCCTGCGAACACAAAGAGGATGACTCGCAACACAACTCCCTAGGTGATCCGAATCGCCCACGCCTCATGCGAATGCCCCACCACACACCAGTTGATGCCGGTGCGGTCGGCGTATTCGCGCCAGGCTTTCATCTCGTGGTCTTCGCAGCCGTCGTAGCTGTGCCATTCGTCGAAGACGACATAAGTTCCCGGCTTGAGCTGTAGGTGCTCCAAAGCTGTTGCCGTGGACGAGTAAAGGTCGCAGTCGATATGCACCAAACCACACTCGGGGAACGTGAACCCCGGCAGGGTGTCGGCGTACCGGCCTATCACTAGGCGAGTGTTGTTGATGGCTGGTGGTTTATGCGCGAACGACCCCTTGGGGAACCCGTCGCGCCAATCCTCGGGCAGTCCGGTGAAGCTGTCGAACCCGATCACCGGCATGTGCTCGGCAATGATGCGGGTGGATTCGCCTTTACCTACACCGAACTCCAAGGCCACACCGGAAGGCCTTAGGCCGACCACGTGCCGCAGTAGCGAATAGTGCTCCGCGGGTGGGAAGTACGGGCCTAACTGGTAGTCCTGGACACCTTCGCCTTCCCGGTAGGGAAAGTACGGCCATGTTGGGTGCTTGTGGCCCCAACGGTTTCCGTTCGCCTCACACATCCGGGCACGCTCGGGAAGCTCAAACCGGGAAGAACCCGTGCGGTTTCCCTCGGCTTTGTCGCGCGAGTAGATCACGTTGTGTGATCCGCGGACATCGGCGAACGGCCATCGCGTCAACCCTGCGTCGTGGATTCTCTGCGACCAGTCGACGTGTTCGCCGCCGTGCGCCCCATATCCGATATCCATGCCGCCCACCGTGTCGATCACTCGACGTTCGGCATACAGGAGAACCCCGCGGGGGAATCCGATAGCGAAATGCTGCTCGTCTTGGTAGGTGACGCGGTGTCGGCCACCGCTGGGCCACTGGAACGACAGATGCGGTTCCGGCGACTCAACGTAAGGCTGCCACCACTCATCTACAGTGGGCCACACATCATCGTCAGCGAGAAACAGGTGGTCGCACCCCAAGTCCATAAGCTCGGCGATACAGCGGTTCTTCGCCATCGCTATACCCATAGGTGATGGATGGCGAACAACACTCACGCTAGGCACTCGATGCATTGGGATACCGCGCCAGCCCTCAAGGCATAGGGGCTCGTCGCTGCCGTCGTCCACAACAACAATCGGCACATCAGCCGACGTATGCTCGATCCAATGCGTCAACGCGTTGAGGAGAACATCCCTGCGGTTGTGGGTGGTGATCGCAACCCCGAGCACTACTGCCCCTCTTCACAGTGCGGGCAGCAGTCGTACCGGAGGCGGCGGCCGCAGTACTCGCAGTGCTGCACGGCCATCTGATCTCCCGTTTCGCCTCGTCGTAGTCCGCGCTCATCCCGGATTCCGTACGTCGTCTATCGACGTAGGACCGAACATGCGGCGACGCTCCGAGGGCTCAACACTGCGCTTCTCGACCATCGACTCGATGTAAACCCGCTCATACGTTGCGATAGCTCGGCTTAACTCTTCATCCGATGTATCAGAAGGATCGAGAGAGAGGCCGAGTTCACGTGCCCGGTCTATATGGGCTTGGGATGGTTCAGTCATCGCTCCAACTCCTCACCGGAGTAGATGAGAAGTGCTGTGGCGCACGGCCAGTACTCGTCATCGTGGTCGCAAACCAACGTCGCCTTGGGGCACTCCGCGCCGCTACAGCAGGCGTTGTAACAGTTGTCCCAACGGGGTTTGTGTAGCTCCCGTATCGGCCTTAGGACCGCCCTCGCCGTCTCCCGGTCCCATTTGGTGGGCTCATGGACTTCTCCGTCGTAACCCCAGCGCTCATTGCAGATGATTTGAGCAGCATCGTCTTTAGGATCGCTCATCCCTCAATTTTACCGAGCTGCAGACCAAGTCGCGGTGTCTATTCAGGCGTGAGGGTGTAGCTTTCACCAGTCTGTGAGTCGGTGATGGTGGCTTCTATGGTTCCGTTGATGCGCTGTAGCCGCGCCCACACATGCTCGTCGAGTTGGATGGAGCCTTGGGGCATGCCGTCTTCGTGTCCCAGCCACATGGTTCGGGAGGTGTGCCGGTACTCCCGGTTTTGGTAGGTGAGTACCGCTGTGACGGGTCCATTACCTTCGATACGGTATGACACCTTGTCGAACATGTGTTCGATAGTAGAACGGGGGAGGCTGTAGGGGCAAGTCAATCCTCGAAGCGCAAGACGACCGCGATCAGGCAGTCCATGCACATCGATGTCGCGTCCGATTGGAAGACCTTTTTGCATCGCGTGCAGCAGGCTTCATAGGTCTCATACAGCGGTCCCGACCAGCCGGTTCCGATGTGCCGAGTGACGAGCTGATCGATAGCGTCGCCATCCTCAACGTCGCCAGCGCCGGACGCTACTAGGTGCTTACCTGACCAGCCGCAATAGTTGGCCGGGTCGCCCGGGTTCCCCTTGTGGAGCGTCCATGCGCCGCCCCGACTGCGAAAGTAGAAGGGTGTGCCATCGGCACCTCGCCCATCTAATTGGGCGGGGCATAACCCATATTTCGGGTAGCTCATACCTCAATTTTACTGCGGTGCAGCGACATCAGCGGTGTCTAGCGCCGTCCGAACAGGCTGCCGAGAATATCGATGGGGTTGGCCGCTTTGACCACTCCCCTGATCTCCGAACCGAGCTGGCCTAGTTCAGCTTCCGCGCTACCGGCGATACCGTCAGCGGACGTCTGCACCACACCGACAGCGCGGTCCACGCCGTCGCGGGCGATATCCAGCAGGCCGTCCATGAACTTCGGCACGGTGTCGTCAGGGATCTTCCTGTTCGCGATGCGCTCACACATGGCCACGAGTAGAGGGGCCATCGCGTCGGCTAGGGCTGCGAAGAATCTGTCGAGCATGGCGGCACCTCCACATTGACACTCAGATCGGCTGCGGCGAGTACCGCCTTGATGTCGGCGAGGTTCATTCCGTCAAAGAAGATCCAGCACCCACATGGGGTGCTAATCGAGCACTGCTGGCCGCATTCGTCACAGTCCCAAGGTGGGCAGTTTCCGCAGTGTTCCGGGCGCGGACACTCCCCGTCTTGCCCCACTTCCGATCCGCAACCAAGGCAGTTAATCGCGCTCATTGTCACCGCTCACGATCACCTGTTCTGTCCAGCTTGTTGGGTCGTTCTCGGGATCTACTCGACACCCTGTAGAGCAGGGGGCGTAGCGGATACGGCCACAGGGGATGCAGCAGCGGACACGAGACAGAGGCATGGAGGAACCTCCGTTTAGGCATAAAAAAGACCCCGACCTAACGAGAGATCGGGGTGGGGACTAGGTAGAGGTGCTAGTTGCGCCTAGGCGCAGTTTACTACTTGACGGTGGTTAAGGGCGTTCTTGCTGGTCGGCGTGTCGCATTCACGGCATGCAAGTCATTTCTCCGTATGGACTGATTGGCTGGTACTCAACCTGCTTCCTCGGTTTACCCTGAGTGGCTAGACGATTCGCATGCTCACGAAGGCAAACATCGCAGATGTTCAGGAGCAACTCGGTACCATCGAAGCTGTCCCAGAACGTCGACCCGTAATGCCCGTATGTACGGAACTCCGTACCTTCTAATGGCTGGTTAACCTCGTTCAGAACGGTTAGTAAGGTCTTTCCGCACTTGAAGCAAGGTAAAAGAGCATCGGCGACTTGAGATAGTTCAGTCATAACTTACTCCAATAGTTGCTGCCATCCAGATGCCGGTGCCTAATGTGACCACTGCCTGCACTCGCAGTGCTGGTGTTGACACGGACCGTAAGCGGCTCGGTGATCCATCTGTTCATGGTTACACGCGCGGCAATCTGTTGGCCATGTGACTTCGTCACCACCAGCGAAAAGCTCGGACACCTTCTATGCACCCTTCTTTCGGTCTCGCTTCTCACAGTTGTTGTGCGCGTGCAGCACATCCCCCAGCCGGTAGAACTTCTTGCCCGTATCCGGGTCACTGGAGACTGGCCGCAGATGTCCACCACGGGTCAGTGAGTGCACCCGCTGGGCGTTTAGCTTCTTTCCCATCTCCCCTATCCGGCGGGCGATGGGCTCGATGGTGTCGGCGGTGACGATGTGCTTGTTTGCTTCATGTACCCGCCCCCGGTCAATCACAATGTCGTCGTCGGCGGGGATGTCTATCTGTCGCCAGCACTCATCGATAGCGGATTTGATGTCCTCGTAAGCTTCTTCTGAACCCTCGGTGAGGGCTAGGGCGATCATGTTCACTCGCAGCCACTTCGCCAACGTGATGATGTCGTTGCCCTTATCCCACACGATGGCTCGTTGTTCGCACACCAGCCTCACCCAAGTACCCAAGCAGTTGTGCAGTACGTCGGCAGCGTTATGCGCCCCGATATGGATGGGAACCTGAGACTCAGGTTTGGGTCGTCGGGACATACTCAACCCCGGCCTCTGGATACGGGCCTGGCGGGTGAGGGTGACAGACAGCTCCCCGATCATGCGGGGGATGCTGGCCAACTCTTCACGGAGCTTGATCTGATCCTGGCGAGGCATGAAGAAATCCATTGTCATTTGGCGGCCCGCTTTCGCTCATGGAATCTCGCGCACGCAAGGGCGCATATCCGACACCTCCGTGATGTGCCGTACTTGCCACACCAGTAGATGTTGTCTGGCGTCAGCTCATGCCCGTACTTACAGTGGGTCTTCCTAATCCCGCCGTGCGTTCCATGGCGAACCGCGTCCCGTAGATTATCGGACGTTGTTCCGTAGTAGAGATTTTCAACCCGGTTATCCGTTCGATTGCCATTCTTATGGAGCACTAGCAGGTCGCTCGGGCCGAAGAAAGCCTCCGCCACCATGCGGTGGATCTTTCGCTTTCCCACCTTTCCGCAAGTCACCTGCTTATACCCGCCACCCTCAAGTGATGGACTCAGTGGAGCTTCCGGGTAAACGCGAACCCGGCCATCGGAGTAGGTAACCCGCCGACGAACAGACCTGGCGTTACCCAAGCTTGACACTTCATACCCTGGCGCCGACGGCACCGCCCTCCATTCTTCGGCGACACTCATACGCGGACCTTCCTCCATACATCGCGACCGTGAAAGTCAGGCGGGATGTCCTGCCACGCTTTGGAATACTCTTCGTCATTCAGGTACATAAGCCGCGTGCCAATAGCGTGCGTGCTTGTGCCGCTGTCGTTGAACTCCAGTCCCACGCCGGGCGTGATCGTCATGGCCATGCCGCATACCTTCGGCGCCGACGGATGCCATATCCAAGCCACTACCGCCATGGACTGCCAAAGTATCCAGTCGGCGATGCTCTTGCGGATTCGATCAGTCCAGCTCACAAGGCTTCTCCGTTCGACGGTGGATCGTTGGCGAGTTCAAGCAACACGTCGGCATGGCACGGCTGATCGAGCGGGCACCAGCAAGCCAGATCGCGGCCACGTAGCTCGGCCCGGATCTCGTCAGGGGTCGGGACCGGCGGCTGTCCGGCCAGCGGGTAGAGCACGGCATGCCGGTACTTGGTGGCCGCGTCAACACGGTCGTCCGCGATGTAGTCAGGGCACGCCAGCAGCTCGGGCCCGCAGCTCGGGTTGTGGATGTGTACCACCCATGGGTTGCCCCACCGACTTGGCCGCCCGACGTAGATGGCGCCCTCGGGCATCCGCCAGCCCTTAGTGCGCTTACGTTGAATCCGCTGCGGCATCGTCACTCCTGCCCGTTCGACGGTGGATCGTTCTCTGCCATATAACGTTCCCAGGCGAGACGGCGAGTACGGGTGACTTCTCGCTGCTGCGCTTCGTAGTACTGGGAGCCCCATCCCGTCTTGCAGTGTTCGAGGTCTTCGGTCACTATCGGCTCGCAGCACTGAAAGTCGCATGCCGGGCTGCACATGGTCATAGACCGGTTTCGTTCATTCGCTTGCCGCGCTTAACCAGCCCCTGGAGTACGTCATACCACCAGCCCGTATCGTCCTGCTGTAGGGCCCATTCCGCTTTACGGCCCCATGCTTCTATCTCGTCTTGCAGCTCTTTAACGCGAGTGTTCAGCTGGCGATTCAATGTGTCGGTCACTGTCATTCATCCTCTGCGGTAAGGGCTCTATGGATTTCATCGGCCAAATGCGAATCATGCGCCCACTGCGCATCGTCCTCGGCGGTGCCGTCATAGAAGCACACGCTCGTCCACTTGCAATCACACCGCGACTCCCACGCTTCGGGTCCTACACATGAGACCTCGCCTCGATGCTCTCCGATGACGTCGGCGATGATTTGAATATCTAGCACCGGTATCTCCATACCCTCAATTATCCTCCGATACACCGACATTCGCGGTGTCTAGCCCGCTTTCCTTTCCTGGTTCCATCTACGCCTATCCTTCAATGACAGCTCCCCGTAAATACCGTGCTGGTCGTGTACCTCTATCGCGAATTGGAGGCACTGGAGTTTGACTGGGCAGCCGTGGCAGATTTCCTTGGCCCGCTTACATTCCCGGCTGCCGCCTTGATCTGGGAACCACCACTCCGTAGGAAGTCCACGGCACGCCGCTTCGTCTTGCCAGGACAGGTCAGCGACCAAACCCGTGAGGCATCCAACGATATCCGCGGCAACACTTCCACCGGCTATCCAGTCGGTAGGGCTTGAGTGCGTCATCAGCTTGCCTCCTGCCGTGTGGCCCTGTGTTTGTACCCAACGCGCCGAGACATCTTGCGGCACTCTGTCGAGCAGTAAGCCGAATGTTGATACGCGGATTGATATCGCTCACCACATACCGCGCACAGCCTCCATGGCCTACTCGCGCGCTTCAGCTCGTCACGACGCCGATTCTTGGGAATGGCGCGCCGTCGCTCGCATTCACGACACGAACGCTTGGTTCCACCGTTTGGACTTCTATCTAGCCTGGTATTTGAGTCGGTGAACTCGTGGCCGTATTTGCAGTGAGTCTTATTGGCCCAGTAGGCGGTGCCGTGATCGAGCATGTCTTGGCCGTTTTCTTTCCAAGTACCCCACGCGAGGTTGTCTTTGTGGTTGTTACGCCCATTCCCGTCTAGATGTCGGACCACAGCCCCAGGCGGACGAGGACCATGAAATGCTTTGCACACCAGTTGGTGCACATGCGCAGTGCGCTGAACCCCAGATCGACTCAGCTCCACTTTGTAGTAGTGCTTTCCGAACCTCTGCTTCAACACCCTTCCTCGCAGCGATGTCTTACGGCCCAATCGAGAGATGCTGACGCGGTTTATGCTTCGCACCCGCCCAGTGCTGCTCACCTCATAAAGCCCTTCCCATTCGGGCACCGGGCGCCAGATCTCATTGGACATCAGCTGGCCTCCCTGTTACGCATGATCTTCGCGCGCTCACGAGGGCCTAAGCCGCCGTAGATCCCGTCGCGTTCGTCGTTGACGATCGCGTAGGTCAAACACTCAACTCTGACTGGGCATGAGCGGCATATCTTCTTGGCGTATTGGTACTGCACGGTGATCGACTCGCTATCACCGTCGCCACGCTTATGGGGGAAAAACGCGTCCGGGTCTGCGGTGGCGCAGGACGCCTGGATCATCCAGGGCTCCGGTTTCAGGCAGGGTAGTTCCGCCTTACCGGAGATGATGCGCGGTCCAGGGTGAATATCGTCACGCATTTCATTTCCTCCAACGTGTCTCATGCGGCCAATGCCGTGGTTTCCCTAAATCCCCCTGCCCATCCATGGCTATCCATCTACAGGGATGTCCTTCTGGGGCACTACAGTCCGGGCACACCCGCTCGGAGGCCCCTGTTTCGGTGTATGCCGTAGGTTTCCGCCGGCTACCCGTGTCTTGGTAGTCAGTCATGAGACCCACCAAAGGCGCCACGCCTCTCGCTGCCAATCAACCCCCGCGAGTTGGGGAAAGACTTCTCGATAGTCGCTAGTCCAGAAGCGATCTCGGGACTTGATGCCCAACCGAACCTTCGACACCTCTTCGATAGCACGGTCTATAAGCTCATTCATTCGGTCACCGTCCAGCCAGACACCCATTGAGCCTTAAGGGTGGTGTCTTCATATTCCGCTACATCGCCTTCGGCCAGTTCGCGAGCGCTCTTGTTGGGGTGGAAGTTCCACACTTCGTGGTACGGGGTCATGTAGGAGCCGTCTGGAAATACAGCAGCCCACGTCCGGTTGAGTCCTCCAAGGGCTTTATCCACCTCGGCGGCAACGTGTTCGGGAGTCCACGGCACCAGCGGTCCTCCATGCTGGCAGCAGCACTCCCACCACCCATCGTGCTGCCCCCACTCGTTTGGTTGATGACGAAGTATCACTTCCGCTATGAGCTTATGTGCGTCCGAAGGTTCGTCACTCATCGCTCTAGTTCCTCTGTTGTGAAAATCAAGGGGTGGAGGGATTCCAGCAGATCCAGTTGTTCATAGAGATCTTCGATGACGGCTTCCAGCATGACTTTCCCGAACCACTCCTGTATCGGCCTCAAAGCCTCACGGGCAGCGGCTTCCATGTACATCCGGGGTCGATTCACGACGAGCTTCCGCGCACCATTCCCCTTGGGCCACGCCCGTTGTGCGGCTTCTACTGCTGGGTCAGACATCATCCCGCCTTCCGTAGCAAGGAAAGGGCTAAACGAATACCGGCTATCTCCCCATCGACCCGTGCAACGTTCTCCCAATCAGCGGACAGCGCTTCCCCTCGGGCGGCTATGGACTGGAGCTGTTGCCGTTCCCTGACTGCGGCCTCAAGGGCGCCCTCTAGTTGTCTTATCGCCCATGTCTCGCTCATCTCAGGCTCCCGTCAGTTGGTCTACGTAGCAGCCGGAAGTGCAACGCCCACAGCACATGTTGTAGGCCCAGTCAGCGTCTACGGCGCGGAGTCGGGCTTTCTGTTCTTCGGATAGCGGCTGGATTGCGGGGTTACTCATGGCTTCACCTGACCTGTCCATGGCAGATGCAGGCCGTCGTTCTCACGCCTTGGGACCACGTGTACGTGGGTGTGGAACACGGTTTGTGTGGCAGCCGGTCCGATGCTGGTGATGATGTTCGCCTCAATGCCGCGCTTCTGGACCCATAGCGCAGCTGAAAACATGAGATCCGACGCCACATCAGGATTTACGGCCGCATCGGCAGAGTGCTTGCGGTGAATGACGAGCACGTGACCCTCGGTGACCGGATTCAACGGTGTCAGGATCGCCCCGATTCCGGTGAGTTTTAGGATGTCCAGGTTGTCCCAGTTATCGGGGCAGAAGGGGCAATCGATCATCTTCCACCTGCCGCGAATGCTGCGATAGCCTCAGCACCAGAGGGGTAAATGCCCTGGCATATCAGGTGGATTCGGGATGTACCCGTCTCGTATTGCCAGATTTCCCAGGATCTGCCAAGCTTCCGAATTCGCCACCACCGGTTCCTAGTACCCCCACCGCGCCCAATATGCCCGCTCATAGCTTCACCACGTCTTCTATGAGGTCGTGTGGTGCCGCTACTGGGCCGCCGCAGGTTTTACAAGCCCACCTCTCGAATCGGTGTACACATGCCAGGGTGTCGTCTATGAACCGGTAGACGTCTGCCTCACATTCATTGCAGACGAACGTGGGTATGGGTCCGTCTTCGCAGTGGTCGAGGTTATGGATCAGCACAACCCGTACGGCGGGTTTCCTGCATACGCACTGCGGCCACAGCTCCACCTGCAATCGCTCCCAGAGGGCCGCTGGGGCTTCTTCTCCAGTCTCGGTAAGGTCTTGCACCACTGGGGGTGTTTCAGGTCGTGTGCGTTTGAACCAGGCGGTCATAGCGGCATCACCTTGAACACCGCCGCCGTCACAACGCCACAAGACTCGCACGGTGCGTCCATGTCCTCGGCGATGATGGCCAGCAGCTCCTGCTTGTGCGCATCGCAGAAGTGCTGCACACCAACGCTGCAGGTTTGGGTCGCCCAGTCGGCCAGATGCAGCCGGATAGCCCACCTAGCCTGCAAGCTGCATTCAGGCGCGATGAACTTGTACGGCTGCCACTCACATCCCCTCGCTGGCATCTCTCCTACGAGTTCTTTGATGTCTGTTACTGCTTGGGTAGTCATGACTCCAGCTCCCCGAAATCGTCGGCAAAGGTGGTGATCTGGGCGCGGCGGGAAGATTCCAGCCGATAGTTCGCGGCATCCTGGACAACCTCTTGACCCTTCTCGACCTCGGCACGCTGGCGCCGAATCTCACGAGCCGCCTGGATCATGTCCTTCGGCAGAGGTTTGAAGCCGGCGCCGTTGTCGCGGTACATCATCGCGACGCCTGCGAGGACGTCAGCTCGATCAAGCTTGTAGATGGCGATCTGCTCAGCCCATGCGTTGACCGTGGCCTGTGCGGGCTTCGGGAACCACGGGTCGTACCCGGCACACTTGGCGAGAGCATCTGCGGCGATCTGTGTGTAATTCATCCGGTTATCGCTTTCTGGTCGTCGGGGTCTTCTGGGGTTCCGAGGTCGTGCCAGCCGACGACTTTCGCGTCGGTGTTTGACATTTCAGGTTTTCGGCGCTGGGTGTCGAACTCACGAGTTCTGGGGTGGATGAGCCACGAGGAGAACGCCGCATCCCAATTCGCTGCCATCCGACCGGTCGCCTGTGCGTGGGTCATGAACGACTCCGCAGCGGTCGTGAGGTCTTTGATGCCGAGGGTTTTGGCTTTGGCTTGGGCGCTGAGGCTGGGCTGCCAGTCGTCGGGGATCGGGGTCAGGTCTGGGTATTCGATGAGCCGCGCGCGCGTCTCTCTCTCCTCGTTATCTATTCCCCTGTTCCCCTGTTCCCCTGTTCCAGCACTGTTTTCGCCAGATTCCGCGCCGGTTTTGCGCCGACTATCCCGCGCAAAATCCGCGCAACCATATATCCGCTGGTCAGGTACCGCTTCTGGGTCATCCGGGGTGGGGTGCTGACGACGACTGGCGCGCCTCTCTAACTTCTGGTGTTTCTCCCATGAAGCGATGGCGTAATAGTGCCTTCCGCGCACCGTGTAGAAGGTCACTCCAAACGCCCGCGCACAATCGGCGCAAAATCCGCGCAAAATCTGCGCAGTGAATCCATCCTCATCTGGGAACGCGAAACCGAGGAGTCCGTTGAGGTTTGTCTCCCCTACCCCGAAGTCGTCCGCCCAGCACCACAGAGCTTGGTAGAACAGCCGCACCGGGAAGTCCACGGTTGCGGTGGCGGGTGATGTGAAGAACCCAGGCTTGATCGTCCTAATGCGTCCAGGGGCCATCTACACCACCTCATCGATAGTGACCGCGCGGATCTCACACACACCACACCCAAGGCAGTCCCGCTTCTGCCCTCTCACCAGATCCACCACCCACTCACCTTGGCGGTACTTGCCTTCCCGAATGGTGTAGTCCTGCCACTGTTCGTAGGCGTGCACATGGACAGCTACACCGAAGCGGCGTCGGGCGAATACGTAACCACCCCACCAAGAGCTAGCCGCCGTCACAATCGACAGCAGGATCACACCGATAGTGGGCATCTACACCGCCTCCTGGTCATTGAGACGCTGCGCAGCCATCCGACGCCACGTGTCCTTCTGATCGGACGTGAGTAAATCCCAACACAGTGGAGCCGTCGCAGAACGTTTCTCGCACAGTTCTTTTGCCAAGGAATCCAGGCGGTCGTCACTCATCGTCGCTCCTCTCAAATCCCCCACAGGGGCAGTACCGGTAAAGAGGCTCAAAAGAACCGGGGAGTTCAGCTAGACATGTGCCGCCGTGAGATGGGTGCTCATCGAGACCGTGGGTGCAGGTGCAGGTGTCAGTCACTGGAGGACTCCCGTCGCCGCTTCGCCAGCTCGTCATTGAGGTACCAGATAGCCTTCTCAAGATCCTCGATGGTGTTGTGTTTCAGGTCCGCTCGCCAGATGTACTTGACGGCGTTACCGAGGTTGAATCCCATATGGCGGGTCACCTGTATGCACTCAATTCCACTCGGATGAGACGTGTAGTGCTTAGGATGATTGACGGGATCATTCATCGCCGTTGCCCATCACTGCGTCCCACTGCGCACGCGTCCACAGCACGTCACCCATGGCGGTATGGCGATCGAAGTCGTTGGGATCGACATTTACGGCTCGCGACAAATCATCCGACTTGTACGGCGGCCCGGGGCGATTCATCAATGCGGGATAAGGTTCTTCGCCGCGCATCCGAGCTTCATCAATCGCCCTAGCCGCTACCCCGTGCAAATACCCCATAACCACGTTCTCGATATCAATCAAGTGGTAGTGCCACGGCGGCGCACCCCAGCCTGTTTGATCGAGAATCCGCGCCAGACGCTCCGTGTCGAAGCTAGGCACCGCTCCAATCACATGCGCCCCATCGGTGGCTGTGTGGATCATCTCGGCAGCATCGGCACGTTTGAGCGCCTGCTGCACGTCGAATCGCGCCTTGTAATCTTCCTGGAACCGCGCCGGGAGTAGGTCCAGCCAAAATGCGGGATCATGATCTATGAAGCAGTGGTACTTGGCTTCAACACCGTTCTCGTAGCGCCGGATGGCCGCGAACTCCCAGACGGGAGCGAGGGGATCCAGACCCAAAGTCTCAGTGTCCATGAAAACTATGTCGCTCATACGCATTCCTTCTTGTCTTCAACAAACCCTCCGCAATCACAAAGGGTCACACCGTCATCCAAAGCTCCGTAACACTCAGCTGATTGACCGTTATGCTGGTATCTCTGATGACCACAACGGCAGAAGTGGTAAGTAGGCCAAACAGTCACGCGCCCTCCCCGAAATCGAGTGTCATGGTCCGGCTCGAGAGCCGCTTCGCAGTGACTTCGCAGTACTTCTCGTCTAGCTCAACACCAATCGCACGGCGCCCCAGATACGATGCAGCCGCAAGCGTCGTCCCGCTTCCTGCGAATGGGTCAAGAACTAGCTCGCCAGCGTCACTGAACAAATCGACGAGAGAACG